GTTCGTCAATCTCCTGTACGGTGTGGGTCAGACGAAGGGTTAGGAGTTTTTTTCTGTGAGCGCAAAGAAGCCAAGCGACCGAAGGCAGAACCGAGCGACCAAAGATCTTGGCGTGTTGCCAAAGATCGAGGTCAGCCCTGCTGCGTATCCTGCTGCACCGGCGCACCTGTCCGACCGCTGGAAGGCCGCGTGGCTGGTCTTCTGGCAGTCACCGTTCGCACAGGTTGTGCAGCCAGCGCAGCACCCTGCGCTTGAGCGACTCTTCTCGATGTACGACGAGCGAGAGGCAATGGATGTCTATCTCCGAGCTGAGCCGATGACCGTCGGCAGCCAAGGGCAGAAGATCCTGAACCCAATGTACCGACAGCGCACCGCCGTAGACGCTGAGATCCGCCAACTAGAAGACCGCTTCGGCTTGCACCCTAAGGCTGGGCTGACGCTCGGCATCGTGTATGGTGAGGCTGCTAGGAGTCTGGAGGAACTGAATGCACGCATCGCCAATGCCGCCATCGCCGAAAGCGAAGCGGAGGAAGACCCAAGATATGTTGAGTCAGAAGCCGCCCCAGAAGAGGCCGCTGTACGCGTCGCCGATTAGCAACCCACCGCCACCGTCGTGGGGTGGCTTGATCTGCCGGTGGATTGAGACCAATCTGGTACACGGCGAGGGCGACAAGTTCAGTGAGCCATTCCGACTGGAGCCGTGGCAGCGTGCCTTTATCTGGCGGCTCTACGAGTACGACGCAGCCACCGGCAAGCGCCTAGTCAAGCGCGCCCTACTCGGCACGCCTAAGGGGAACGGCAAGACCGAACTTCTCGCGGCTATCGCCTTGGCAGAACTGGCAGGACCAAAGGCTCCGCTCTCGCCAAATATTCCTATCGCTGCTGCTTCCTTTGAGCAAGCCGACCTCCTCTTTGGCACTGCGCGGATCATGCTGACGCAGGGTCCACTCGCCAAACTGTTCGAGGTCTTTGACACCGAGATCCTGATCAAGGATCGCCCTGGGCGTATGTATCGCGTGGCTGCTGCGGCAGGCACCAACGATGGTGGTCGCCCTACCTGCTTTATCGCGGACGAGTTGCATGAGTGGACAGGCAACAAGGAGCGCGTGCATCTCGTGCTGTCTAACTCACTCGCCAAGCGCGCCGAGGCGCTGGAACTAAACATCTCAACGGCAGGCTCCGACGAGAACACCCTGCTCGGCCGGATGCTGACCTACGCGAAGCGCATCGCCTCTGGCGAGGTGACCGACGCTGGCTTCCTTGCTGAGTGGTGGGCTGCGGCAGACAGCCATGACCTAGAGACCGAGGACGGCCGCAGGGCTGCACTGGAGCAGGCGAACCCAAGCGCTCCGGCATTCGTAGATGTGGAGCGATTGCTTGCACGGTCTAACGAGGTGCCAATGCACGAGTGGCAGCGCTACCACTTGAACCGATTCGTACAGGCACCTGACCGCTGGATTGGCGCAGAGGCGTGGATGAAACTCGCAGACCGCGAGCGGAAACTGATCCCAGGCGAGCGCCTCAGTCTTGGGTTCGATGGCTCCTATGCGCGTGACGCGACAGTCTTGACAGCCTGCACGATGGACGGTCATATCTTCCTGATCAAGGCGTGGGAGAAATCCGACACCAACCGCGACCCAGACTGGACGGTGCCGCGCTCCGAGGTGGACGCGATGGTCGATCAGATGATGGAGACCTACGACGCGACGCTCTTTGCCGACCCACCTGGCTGGTCATCCGAGATCGAGGAGTGGACGCGGCGCTACGGCAAGCGAGTGGCAGTCTTCAACACCGCCACCATTGAGCGCATGGGTCCAGCCGTTGACCGATTCTTCACGGCCGTAGCGACTGGCGAGGGGCTGCGGCATGACGGCTCACCGCTCTTGGCTCGCCATATCAGCAATGTGCATACGCGCCTGACGCGCTATGGGCAGGTGCTAACCAAGGCATACAAGGCTTCGCCTGACCGCATTGACGCGGCTGTCTCTGCCGTCGTGGCGTTCCAAGGTGTAAAGTTCCTGCAGGTAGAACCTAAGACAGCAGCGAAAGTGGAGTGGATCAACCTATGATTAGCAACGCTATTGAACTTGTGGGTGCGGCACTCATCATTGCAGGGGTCGCGCTACTCTCTCTCCCATTGGGACTCATCGCACTCGGTGCGGCTGTTGTCGCTATCGGCTATACGCTAGGAGACCGTAAGTGAGCATTCTCCGCCGCATCCTTGGTGAGACTCGCGCCGTTGGTGGCACTTGGATCACAGACAACCAGCCGACCGTTTCGTCTGCCGGTGTATCAATCAACTCACAAACCGCCCTATCAATCGGAGCCTATTACGCGGCCGTCAAGCTGTACGCCGACACCGTCGCGTCACTTCCGTGGGATACCTACATCCGCATTGACGGCACGCGCCGCCCATACCGACCATCGCCAACTTGGCTGACCACGCCACAGCCAGCGAACCCTAACTTCACGGCGTTCGATCTAAAGCACCGAATCGTCTCGTCGCTCTTCATTGACGGCAATGCATTCGTGCTGTTCATCAAGGGTCGCAATGGCGACATCGTTGAGATGCGCGTCCTAGATCCGCACAAGGTCACCATCAAGATGGTTGACGGCGCACCTATCTACACCGTCACAGGTGAAGACAATGTCGGCGTGGAGTTGACCTCAGACGCGATCCTGCACATCCCACTGTTCGCCACAGGCTCGGCGCTCCGTGCGCCGTCGCCAGTCGAGCAGCACCGCACGACACTCGGCCTTGCCAGCGCAACGCAGCTCTACAGCGCGAAGTTCTACGAGCAGGGTGCAGCGCCTTCGGCGATCATCCGCATCCCAGGCGAACTGACGCAGGATCAGGCTGACCAGTTGAAGAACTCGTTCAGCCGCCGTCATGAAGGGATTGAGAAGATGCACAAGATCGCGGTGCTTACCGGCGGTGCAGACTTCCAGCAAATGTCAATGAAGATCAGCGATATGCAGTTGGTAGAGACGCTCCACTGGGGCGTGGAGTCCATCGCTCGATTGATGGGCGTACCGCTCCATCTGCTCCAGTACCCAGGCGGCAACACCTCATACAACAGCGTTGAGATCGTCAGCATTGAGTGGCTGCGCCTTGGACTTGGACCACTCGTCACGCGCATTGAGGCTGGCTTGCAGCGACTCGTGCCAGGTGCCGACCAGACCTTCATCAAGTTCACCCTTGACGGCCTGCTCCGACCAACGACCAAGGAGCGCTACGACGCATACGCCGTGGCACTGACCAACGGCATCCTGTCGCTCAACGAGGTGCGCCGTCTTGAAGACCGCGCCGATGTTGATGGTGGCAATGAGTTCTGGAAGCCACTGAATATCGGCACTGTCGGACAGGCACCTGCTCCTGCCGCAGCACGAGCGATAGAAGCTCCAGTTCAAAAAGCAGAAGAGCCAGAACAGATTGGCAAAGCGATTGCTGATGCGCTACGCTCTATGCCAGCACCGGTGGTCAATGTGACCACCGAGAAGCCACGCGCTAAGAAGATTGAGCGCAATGAGAATGGCGACATTAGTCGCATTGTAGAGGAGTAAAAAATGGCAGGAATCGTCGCAGCTGGCGCAAACTTGATGCTCTCAGGCTTGAGCACGAACGCAGTCTTCGTGTCATTGCATACGGCAGATTCATCAACTGGCGCAAGCGAAGTGACTGGCGGTTCGCCAGCATACGCGCGTAAGGCGATCACATGGTCAGCACCAGCATCGTCAACTATGTCCAACAGCGCAGCAATCACGTTTGACGTGCCGACCGGTACCACGATTCGATTCTTGGGCTATTGGTCAGCAGCGACAGGCGGCACCTTCTACGGCAACCGCGCACTGGATGCCAACCAGACATACACCAGCCAAGGCACCTACACGCTTGCCATCGGTGCTATCTCTGAATCTATCGCGTAGCTAGTAGCAAAGTCCGGATAGGCGTATGCCACTGCGTCTATTCAGTACAGGCAGCGCCGGCGCAAATGGCTATACGGTCACGCCAGCGCCTTCGTTCTATAACGCGATTCAGGAGACCACTGCACCGCTAGGTTCAAGCGGCAACAGCGTCGTACTGGCAGCAGGCGCATCCGCAATCTCGTACACACTCAACGCACGCTTCGCCACTGCGGTACCAAACTTTAGCGGCACAGTCGTCGGCTCATGGCGTATCCAGCGCCAGTTTCAAACCGTAGCGCCGACAAACGTTTACACCAAAGTCCGCGTGCATCGCGCGACGCTATCAGGAACTGTCTACACAATCGTCGCCAGTAGCGAGTGGTCAGGTGAGGTGCTGACTAACCAGCGAGATCAGTCGTACGAGATGTATCTCGACCAGGTGGACTTGGGAACATGGGCAACATCAAACGCGCTGATCATTGAGTACAACTACCGCAACGCTGGAGCGTCATCTATTACACCGCAGCCAGTGGGCGGCTTCCTATACCAGAACGCAATCTATTCACCACTGTCATCAAATGCTGGCTATGGATACACAGCTCGTAGGTCAGCAGGGCAACGACCATACATCTACTCGCGCGGCGGCATCAGGGGCACGGTCAGACATGGCGCAGCAAGTGGCTCATCAACCAGCAGCGGCACAGCGATAGGCACAAAGGGCGGCGCTAACTTCAACGGCACAGTCACAGGCGTCTCAACCTCAACAGGCACCATTGCTGCTGGGCGGCAGGGGTACAAAGGCAGCATCACTGGCGTCTCAGTATCCAGTGGAACCATCGCCGCAGGCTTGCAAGGCTACGGCGGAACCATCACTGGACTCTCAAACTCTAGCGGAACAATCGCGGCAGGTCGACAGGGCTATACAGGATCAAGCACTGGATCAAGTACCAGCTTAGGAACGGTCAACGGCACACCTGGTCCTACACCAGATACCGGCGGAGCAATCCCACAATGGTGGTACACGCAACAAGAGCATCAACAAAAGCCAGAGCCGCTACAGGTATTGGCACTCACTGGCGCAGTCCAAGTCAAGGCGCTGTACGCCATTGGTCGTGTACGCGGCCGTGTTGAATATATCGGATCAGCCGTCGGCACAAACCGTGTGGAATCCTTCATCACCGCAGCGCGTGTGGGGTACTCTGGATCAGTACCGCCATCAACGCTTGGCGTTCGCGGTCGCATTCTACGCGGTCGCTCATTCACGACCGATGAGATGCTAATACTGATGGGAGAACTGTGAGCTACATCATCGTTGATCTTGACGGCACGCTGATTCTTGAAAACGACGAGCCAAACCAGCCGCTGATTGATCTGCTCAACGAAGAAGTAATGTCTGGCGACAAGCAGATCATCATCGTCTCTGCGCGAAAGATTGATCGATTACAAGAGACGCGCGCCTGGTTGCAAGAGCACAAGGTTGCTGGCGTTGAAGAGGTTCACCTGAATGACTTTGAGGGCAGTTCCTTCGCTACCGGCTTGGCCTTCAAGGAGTACAAGTACGGCCTCCTCAAGGAGCAGTACGGTGATGAGTTGGAATGCGCGATTGACAATGACGCAGCAGTCCGAGAGATGGCTCGCGGTCTTGGTCTTGACGCCTATTCACCAGAGGAGTATCTCGCGGACGAAGAGCGAGCCGTCTATGAGGTGCCTGCCTACATCCGCAATGCCGCAGCTCGTGGCTTGTCCTTCGTAGAGGACGGCTACGCTGGCGAAGGCTTGCAGCCACAGACCATCGCAGAGGCTCGTGAACTCGCCGCAGGGCGTGCCGACACTGACAAGGTGATCCGCATGGCCGCGTGGATTCGCCGTCATCGTGGCGACTGGGAAGGTGTCGCGCAGAATGAAGACGAGGACAGCGAGGACTTCCCTGGACCAGGTGCCGTCGCTGGCTTCCTCTGGGGTGTGGAAACAACGGATGAGGACGCAACTGATCGCGTACTCTCGTGGGCAGATGCTCTTATCGCGGCTGAAGATAGGGAGATCATTGACATGAAAGAGAAAGAAGTTCGCTCGCTGCCAATCGGTGAGTATCGTCTCGCCGAGGCTGATGCTGACGGACAGCGAACCTTTACCGGCTACGCCGCTATCTGGAATAGCGCGAGCGCTGGCTTGCCATTCGAGGAGCGCATCGCGCCAAACGCCTTCAAGCGTTCACTCTCGCGCGCATCCGCTGGGCAGAAGATCATCTCCTTCCTCTTCGGTCACGACGAGACGCGCGCCCTTGCCACGACGGCAAGCGGTCGCCTTCAGTTGACCGAGGACGAGACTGGCCTCCGCGTTGAGGCGAAACTAGATCCAGCCGATCCAGACGCAGCCAAGGTCATCTCGATGCTGACGCACGAGAGCGCCGCTGCTGGTATGTCGTTCGGATTCCAGAAGGTTCAGGATGCGTGGGATGGCAATCAGCGCACGATCAAGGAAGCCAACCTGTTCGAGGTGAGCATCCTTGCTGCCGGTGGTCAGACCCCTGCCTACCCTGCGACCCTTGGTCTCACGGCGATCCGCCAAGTCACTGCGCCAAAGATCGGCGTAGAGGCTGAGGCGCTGGTTGCCACACTTGAAGCAGTCAAGGCTGGACGCGAACTGTCCAGCGAGGAAGTGGCTGTCATTGATGCTGTTCGCTCCAAGCTCGCGCCAAAGCAGGAGAAGGTCATTGACCCATCCGTCGCTGTGGCAATGCTTGCCTTGGAAGCGGCAGAAGGTGACGCACTCTAGGTCTCGTGCCTGCGCCCCACCGCCCTGAGTAGGCGAGTCCGCGTTAGAGCAACCCACCGAGGAGAGCAAAAATAGTATTCCGCCTATGTGCGGAGAAAGGAAGTGGACTCATGTCCGACTTCGCAAATCTCGCTGACAAGCGAGCGAACCTCCTGACGGAGGCACGCGGCATTGCCGTTGAGGCCGCCGATAAGGGAATCGCCCTAGAGGGTGAAGACAAGGCGCGCTTCGAGAAGCTCGTCGCAGAGGCTGGCTCGCTGGCTGAGGCGATGAAGTCCGAGAAGAACGCTACCGAAGCACGCAAGGCTGCTGACGAGGCTCGCGCCGAGTTCGCCGCTGTTGTGGCTCCTACGGCTCCTAAGGCTAAGAGCGACTCCGAGCGCCTTCGCGCGATCGGTCTTGCTGGCGGCACCGAGTCGTTCGAGTACCGCGATGTGACCAAGAGCAGCAACCTGGGCGATCCAGTTGCCGTGTTCCCACGCGTCAATGTCGTGGCTGGTCAGATCAACCCATTCATCAACCCAGATGTGGTTGATGTGATCCGTGTTGCCACCGGCAACGCGATCAAGTTCCCACGAGCCACGGCTCTTGGAACTGCAACCGCCCCAGGCGAGGCTGGCACGATTGTTGAAAGCGACCCAACGATGGGTACGCTTCAGCTCACGCCTGCCGGCTACAAGATCCTTGTACAGGTCTCGGAAGAGCTTGTTGAGGATGCGGCCTTCGACATCGCTGCGTTCATTGCGGACGCTGCTGGTCAGGAAGTCGCTATCGCCCACGGCGCAGCCGCTGGTACCGCAGTCGTGAACGCTGCTGGCACAGGTGTGACTGGTGCGACCTTCGTACCAACCTACTCTGAGCTGGTTCAGCTCCAGTACGCGGTCAAGCAGCAGTACCGTTCAGCCGCGAAGGCTGGTTGGTTGATGTCCGACGCGACCCTTGGAACCATCCTTGGGATCACTTCGTCCAGCCTCCCACTCTTCCAGCCAGGTGGTCAGGGTGGCGTTGATCGCCTTCTTGGCAAGCCTGTCTACACGGCTTCAGGAATCGCTGACATTGCTGACAATGCCAAGCCAATCCTGTTCGGTGACCTTGGACAGATCAAGACCGCGCTCGTCGGTGGCATCCGCGTGGATGTAAGCCGCGAGTACGCGTGGAACCTGGGCCTTGTTTCGTACAAGGTTGAGGTTCGCGGTGCAACTGGGCTTGCCCAGGCTGATGCCGTCAAGCTCTTCGTCTGCAACTGATCCGTCAGTAGCAACGATTAGTTCGTGGGGAAGGGGAGCCGCTTCGGCGGCTCCCCTGAACCGCAAGTAAGGAGAACAATGCTCATCAAGCTGCGAAAGCGCCGAGGCGAATATCCAACCGGTGCGGTGGTCGATATGCCAGCCGATGAGGCTGAGAGTCTGATCGCCTTCGGTCTCGCCGACCTTGTCGCAGATGTCGACGCAGAGGCATCAACGCGGCTCGTAGAGCGCGCGAAAGTATCAAAGGGTATGAGGACTGCCACTATCAAGCAAACAGAGCCGAGCGTAGCGGAAAGCACGGAGTCTGAAGCGTGAGTCTTATCAATAGCACTATCACCGTCGGCACGACAGCAACCCTGATTGCCACAGGGCTAACTGGCCCATCGTGGGTGTATATGCACGCACCTACCGGTGGTAATACGGTGTACATCGGCACCAGTGCAGTGACCACGGCGAATGGCTTGGAACTTCCTAAGGGGCAACTTCATGAGGTCTGGCTTGCCGAGACAGACAAGCTCTACGCTATTGTGGCAACAGGCACGCAACCACTTATGGTCATGCAGTCAGGAGGCCGCTAATGTCTTACGCAACGCTCGCTCAGTTCAAGGCTGCTGTCGGCATCGGCACGGCTGACACCGCCGATGACACTGCGCTTCAGAATGTGCTGGACGCTACCGACACGCTGATCGATCTCTACTGCGACCGTAAGACTGGCTTTGGCACCGCGACCGAGACGCGCTACTACACGGCTGAGGACTACCAGTATGTGCTGACCGATGATCTCGTCAGCGTCACGACGCTCCAGACGGATGACGATGCCAACGGCACCTACGAGACCACTTGGACGAGCGGCACCGACTTCGTACTGGCTCCGCGCAATGCTGCGCTGGACGGCTTCCCTTACACGGAGATCGATACGAGCGTCACCTGGCCGCGCAACTTCCCCAAGGATGTCTATCTCGGCGTGAAGGTGACTGGCGTATTCGGCTTCCCATCAGTACCGGCAGCCGTCGTACAGGCAGAGATCATTCAGGCTGGCGCAGTCTGGAACAGCCGCACCGCGCCATTCGGCGTGATCGGTAGTGCTGACCTTGGCGGCATCTTGCGAATGAGCCGCGCTCTGCATCCTGAAGCTGCGCTGATCTTGGAGCCGTACCGCAAGCGCAGCGGTTTGGCGCGATGACCGACCTAACCATCCTTGATGCCATTGCCGCACGCCTAGAGGCTGTCACCAAGCCTTCTGGCTACACACTCCGCAAGGCATACGCCACTCCGCCAGAGTCGCTCCCAGTCGTACCGGCTGCGATCCTCTTCCCAGGTGACGACACGATCACGGTGGGCAACGGCAACCGCGTCACGGTGCTGACCGTCGCCATTCGCATCTACCTGCTCCCAATCCCACGGATGGATGACAAATACCGCGACCTCTACACTTGGCGCTCGTGGCTCCGCACCGCCTTCGATGGCGCAGTCACCATTAGTGGAAACGCCGTTCAGGTAGCGGTCGCCGGTACTACACTCGGCACGGATACATACGCCGATCAGGACTACCTGACGGTAGAAGCAACTGCGGAAGTCACGGTCTATGACACCGTGGCGTTCACCGCGTAGAGCAAGGAGATAACGATGGCAACCTACGGCGCAAAGGCTCTGACGCGGATCGCTACTGCGTCGCAGGCTTCTTTCGGTACGGCCGCTGCAATCGGCACGGCAACTGGCGAGATCCTCTTCACCGAGACGCTGGGCGCGCTCGACTTGGGCGTGACGGTTGATCTTGGCGAGACCACCTCAGTTGGTAAGCGCACCGCCATTCAGGCAGGGCGACCAACGATCACTGGCCGCGCGCCAGTCCTGACCATTGCTGAGGGTCCTGTCTCAATGCGAACCCTGCCGCTCGTGCTTGACGCAGTCGGCGCAGCCGTGACCGGCGCTGGTCCGTACACCTGGACCTGGTCGCCAACACAGGGCGATGTTGACACGCTCGTCTTCTACTCGTTCCTTGTCGAGGATGGCGTGCAGAAGTATCTCGTGCGCGATGCCGCTCCGACAGAGATCACCTTCTCGGCAGACGCTTCAGGGCTGCTCCAGATGGGTGCGACCTTCGCTGCGACCACCGTCGCCAGCTCGGCGCTCGCATTCCCAACGGCAATCCCAGCGCAGCCAATGATGGCTGGTCGATTGATGAAGCTCAGCACCGACACCAACTTCCCTGACAAGTCAGGCACTGGTGCGACTGACTTCGCCAGCGTGTTCAACTTCAACCTGACGGTCACGACCGGTGTAGGGATGATCACCGCGCTTGACGGCAGCCTGACGGCCGCCACGGCAGCGCTGACTGGCGTGCTTGATGCGACGCTCACCTTCACGGTGGCAAGCAACTCAGCCGCTACGACCTCATTCCCAATCACCGACATTGCCGCGCAGAAGTACCTGCGCCTCTACGGCACGACCAGCGATAACTACGGCGTGTGGATTCTCGGCTCGTGGGAGATCGAGAATGTTGTTCCACTCTCGGCGGATCAGGATGGCGTTGTGGTCAATGAAGTGACCTGCCGCCTGGCATACGACACGACCTCAGGCAAGTCGCTTGAGATCATCGTGGATTCGCCGCTGGCAACAGCGCCGTAAGGAGCAGCGCCTAAGGCGCTAGTAGGAGGGTCAATATGGACACCGTAAAGATCGCCTTGGAGGGCGAGTACGCTGGATGGACAGCCGAGCTGCGAAAGACAGTCTCGGCTCGCATCCTGCTCGACTTGGAGTCAGGCGACTCTCAGCGGTCGCTGACCGCGTTCAGCAAGTTGGTGGTCACGCACAACTTCAAAGGCTTGGATGGGAAGCCGTGTGAGGATGTGCTAGATGCGCCGGTAGATGCGCTAACGCAGACGCTTGAGGCGTGGGGCAAGGCGAACCAGCCAGACCCCAAGTAAGGCTCGCTGCCAGACGGCTGGCAATCGGTCAGTCGATTGCGCCGCCGCCAGAGATCATCTTTCACATCTTGGGCGAGAAGTTCGGAATGTGGCCAGATGAGGTAGCGAGCCTGCCACTAGATCAGGTGCTGCTCGCCTGGACGATCCACGCGGAGATGCAGCCGAAAGGGAAGTAATGCCAGCCGCTATTGTCGTAGAGGGTAAGTTCGATCGGAACTACGACCAGCTGCGACTCGGCTTCCTCAAGGGGTCAAACCCATCGGCGTTCAAGCGGCTGATGACCTTCGCCACACTCAACGCCGCGCGCACCTTGCAGAAGCCAATCCGCGAGAAGGCTCCGCGTGGCGCGACCGGCAACCTCCGCAAGAAGGTGCTGGCACGCAAGGCGCGATTCAACAACCCTGCCGCTGTCGTTGGTATCAAGGGTGGTCGCAAGGGTGTCTTCTACGGCTGGCTGGTCGTAGGTGGACAGGGAACTCGCCGCACGACACCGAACGGCACCTTCACCGTCAAGGGAGTCAAGCCAAACCGGTTTGTTGATGAAGTGGTCAAGAAGCAATCAAACATCGACCGCGCGGTAGAGTCATACAGTAAGACGGTGGCCGCGTTCTTCAACGACGAGCCATTCCGCAACACCATCCTGAAGTTCAAGAGAGGTAATCAACGCTGATGGCTGCAAACCAGACCGCTAACTTCGTAGTCAAGGCGAAGGATCAAGCCACAGGACCGCTCGGCAAGATCGGTACTTCGATGGGCAAGCTGCGCCGCACTGGTATCTCGGCGTTCAACGGCATTGCGAAAGGCTCGCTGGCGCTTGCAACGGCGCTTGCCGGTGTTGCAGCGGTTGCAGTAAAGGGTGCGATTGATGACGAGCGACAGACGATCCTGCTCAACGCAGCACTCAAGCAGCGCGGTCTTTTCACTGAGGATCTCAACGCCAAGATCAAAGAGCAGATCCTCTCAATGGGTGCGCTCGGCATCGCAGACGATCAGGTGCGCGCAGGGCTAGAGGTCGGCTCACGATTCTTCTCTGATCAGGCAACGCTGCTTCAAGCGAACGCTGTTGCGGCAGACATTGCCGCCGTGACCGGTCAGGATCTTGCCGAGGTGATGACCACCCTGGGCAAGGGCGCACAGGGAACAACCAAGGGCCTCAAGGCACTCGGTATTCAAGTTGAGAAGGGCGCGACCATTCAGGACATCCTGACGGCTGCGACCGCGAAGTATGGCGGCACAGCCTCACAGCTCGCCAATAGCACGAGCGGTAAGTTCCAGCGCGCACAGGTCGGATTCAACGAGGCGCTAGAGACTCTCGGCTACAAGTTGCTACCACAGGTCAATAAGTTTATGGACTTCCTGACACGGCAAGCACTCCCAGCCTTTGAGGCAGTTATGGCGGCTGTTGGTCCGGTGCTTGAGGACTTGATCACCAACTACATCTCGCCAGTGGCGGAGTCCTTTGCCGATCTGTTCGAGGTGTTCGGTGGCGCAGAGGGGTCAGTCAACATCCTCATCATCGCGCTCACGCCACTCAAGATCTTCTTGCAGGCGCTGAAGATCACGATCGATGCCATCGTGACTGGACTGAAGACGCTCTTCGCAGCTCAGGGAACATTGGCGACGGCTGGTACAACCTCCGCCGGATACTCGCCGTACCTTGCCAACGCGGTGGCTGCTGGCACATTCTCAGGTGCTGCCCCAGGGCTGACCACCAACAACATCTTTATCGGCACAGGCAAGGTTGACACGGTAATCACCGACTCAATCAACCGAACAGGAACATTCAAGCGAGGCCGCTAAGTGGCGAACCCATTCAGCCTGATCGTTGCTGGCGTTGACAGCGGCGCGAACCTACTGGACCTCCCAGCTCCGAGCGCTACGACTACGCCGTATGTCGACCTTGGCAGCCTGACGCTGACGCTCTCAGGAGACGGCAACGGCGGCTCAATGCAGTTCGATGTGATCGAGCGCAAGACCCCAGTAGCAGGACCGTGGTGGCGCTCAGGAGCGGTCTACGATAATGCGCGCGTCCAGTTCTTTGACAGTCGCTACAGCGCGAGCACGCCACTCTTCCTTGGCTACATCACCGGCATTGATGCAAAGATGCTGGAGAACGGCCTTGGCTCGCGCGCGACGGTCACCTGTGAGGATGCCGATGGCTGGCTCGGTAAGACCATCATTCGCAACGGCACGACAGGCATCCGCGCTAGTTCTTATGTTGATTCATTTATCTCTGGTAAGGACACAAGCACTGATCAAGATCACATCAATGCGCTGCTGGCTCGCGTACACACCCAGGTCAATGATGCGACAACTCGTCAGATCCTCAACACCGCCGTCATCAGCGGCTCAACACGCGCGATCTTTACAGGAACCGCACAGACCATCGGCAAGCAGACCTTCAAGGCGACCACCTTGCAGAGCGCACTCGATCAGATTGCTGAGGCCGCTGGCGGCGTTGCCGATGTGCAGTACCGCTATTGGATTGATGGCGATGGGCGACTCAACTACGGCCCTAAGACCGCAGCTCCGACCTACGCCACGGCTCCGGCAGAGATCGTCACCGACCCTGCCAGCGTGCAGAAGGGCAGCACCACCACGCCAACTCGCCTGCTGGCACGCGATCTCAGCGTCAATCTTGATCACTCGGACATCGTCAAGGGCATCTTTGTTCAGGCTGACTCAGCGTATGCGCGCTATGACAATAACCAGACCTATCCGACCGCACCGACCAACGACCCATACTTCCGCACCTACACCGGCACCTACAGCCGCAACGGCGCAGGGCTTGCAAGCCGCAATGGTCCACTGCCGCACGAAGTATTCAGCGCACCAAAGATCGTCAAGAAGTCAGATCGTGGCACGCAGATCGGCGAACTCGCACGAGCGACGATGGTGACGCGCGGCAAGCCGGTACGCAGCGTCTCGTTCACGATTGCAGGCGCTGATCTTGCACAGACCGCTTCGCCTGATTGGGAGTACGGCTACAGCCAAGGCTATCCAGTTGCAGCTGCAACGCCGTACACGCTGGTCAAGGCGTGGCTACCAGGGCAGTATGTGAAGCTGACCGCTCCAGCGCTTGATCTCTCGTCGGCTATTCTGTACATCCCTACCATCACGATGACCTTTGCAGAGGGTGGCGGCACCTATCAGGTGCAGTACCAGATCCAAGCGGACTTCCGCAGGCAGTATCTCAAGGGGCTGCGCGGCCTCATTGCAGGAGAGTAGAGATGGGTAAGTACGGCACAAACCTAGAAGGCTTCGGCGCGTTTGAGGGTGGCGTAAACGCCGACAAGGGCGCACCGCTCGTTAGCACATCGAGCGACGGAGAGACGGCTCTGCTCTTTGGTCCTGCTGCACTCCGTGAGATTCAGGCAGGCGTAGCGAACGGCGATTTTGCCATTCCGCCGGACGCGGCTGGAGACACGATCACCTCAGATAATCCTCTTCCGTACTGGACTTGGACTCCTGCGACTGGCATTACTGCGGCTATCGTTGCAGATTCAGGCTCTGGATCTGGGAATGTGTTCCGTGTCACTGTTGCAGCAGGAACCTATTCGTCAGATACTTATGGCGTACTGAGCAGGATCATCCCTATTGCGACATCACGCGCGAGAGACAAGACCTATGTGCCGCTATTGAGTCTGAAGTCAGTATCTGGCAACTCACGATACAAGACCACTTATCAATATCTAACGCAAGATGGAACAAATACTGGAACTGCAATGAGTCGTGCTGATGCTGGTGTGCCATCAACGATCACGACCGTGGCTCCAGATTCTCTAACAAATGCGACTGCGCCAGCCGATGCTGCCTATCTCAAGATCTCGATCAGCGTTGGCGAGTTGGCAGGAACAACTGTCGCAGTAGCACGAACGACAGATCTTTGCGAAATCCGCGTCAATGTTGGTGATGTTTTCATCTATCTGGTCAATGCACCAACTCCATCAGCAGCACCTGCTGTTTTGACATATACCGTCAATGGGCTAGATTCCTCGATTCCTTATTACACGACTGCGGCTGGTACTAAATTCTGGGATCTAACACTGACAGATAATCTTCAAGTCAATGGCTCAGGTAATTTCAATAGTAATCTCACAACATTAGGTAGCATTGGTTTTGACGGCGAGATCTATGGTGCATCTAACCTGACTGGACCGAATATGAATCTTGCCGGAACAAACTCTCGACTCTGGTCATTCTCAAACTCAACAGGAGCAGCGGACCTTGCTGCATCAACATCAACCACGCGCTCTGGCGTGCTGATTACAAAGGCGACCGCAGGTCAGCCAAGCACTAATATCAACGGTACGGCTACAACAGACGCTTTCGCCGACGCACTACGCAACGGCGGCATCGCGGTAGATACGACAAACAACCGCGCCTACTTCTACTCAGGCGGCTGGAAGTATGCCGCGCTGACCACGCCTTCCGACTCACGGCTCAAGGAAGACATCACCGAGATCTCTGGAGCGCTCGACACGCTGCGGCAGCTCGTGCCGGTGGCGTTCAAGTGGAAGCGACCAGAGGCACACGGCCGCAGCGAAGCAGTCTCAGACGATGGCACACGGCTCGGCTTCATTGCTGATCAGGTCGCCACTACCGATCTCGCGCATTGGGTAGAGACGCTCGGCGTAGATGAGCGAGAGGCAGATCTCGTTGATACGACTGAGGTACTCGCCGTCAACATTCCGCAGAACGAGATGGAGGCGCTCGTGGTGCAAGCACTGCTGGACATTGACGCGCGCCTCAAGGCGCTGGAGTCACGATGACCCCACGCCAGATTGACCAACTGATCGAGCGCCTGGACTCGCACTCTGCAAAGCTGGATGAGGTGCGCTCAGACCTGGACAGAATCAAAGGAGGACTAGTGGTTGCAGGTGCGCTGTTGTTCAGCGTGCTGATTCCACTACTCGCATCGCTGCTCTCTAAGTGAAGCGGCTCGCGTTCCCACTCCTAGGGATCATCTTCACTACGCTTGTCTTCCTACCTATTGTGCGTGCTGAGGACACGCCACAACAGGGCGTGCGCATGACCGTCTACAACGGCTTCCCTGATCCGAACTACCAGCCCTGGGTAGAGCCGCCTGCCGGCGAGCCGTGCTTTGATGCGGTCGTGCCGAACATTGACGCGGACTGGGGCGGTGGTCCTGCCGCTGAGGGCTGTGACGCTGACTCCTTCCTAGTGCATTACAGCGGCTGGTTGACCGTGCCGGATAGCGGCGCGTATGAGTTCCTTGCGCTCGTTGACGATGGCTGGAGGATGACGATCAACGGCCAGCTCGTGAACGATAACTGGGTGCTGAAGGGCTGTGGCGGATGGTGGAGCGGACCGAATGAGGGCTTCATCGATCTGACCGCTGGCGTGTCGTATCCGCTGGATGCGTGGATGTACGAGTGGGGTGGCGGTGCGTGCGCGATTCTCTGGTACGGATCGCC